ATTGATGAAACTAATTTTTGTAGTGAAGCAATTCTTTCTCTCCAAAGACTACTAAAAGCACCCTTTGATGCGTGTTTTTATGCAAGTCATATGGGTTCTATTTATTTTATGCGAAACGCTACTTGGAAAGCACCAACAGGTAACAAAGTAGAAAAAAGAAAGGAATATGAAGGTGCGATGATTTATGACCCGTTAAGTGAAGGAACAAATGGATTACATCTAAATGTTGCTGCTTTTGATTTTGCTGGTCTATATCCCAGTATGATGATTGCTCGAAACATTTCATGGGAAACAAAGTCTTCTGAACCAACTGAATTTGCAGTAAATATTCTGACTCCGAGAGATTTTAGCGAAGTAACAAGAGAACAAATGCTTTACTATAAAACAGATGAATTAGGTCTTTTACCAAGAGCAGTTTTGGAATTAAAAGAACTAAGAAATGAATATAAGCGTTTGATGCGTGAAGCAAGAGAAACAGATAATGGTGAGTATGCTAAGTGGTATAACAATCAAATGGCAGTAAAACGTTTAATGGCTTCTTTTTACGGCATTGTTGCTTATCAAGGATTTGGTTGGGCTGATGTTGATTTAGCCGCTTCAATTACTGCAAGTGCAAGAGAAGCGATTCGATTGGCTGCTTTTGCTGCAAAGGAGATGGAAATATGAAATGTCTAATGTGTAGAGACTCAAATCTAGTAAGGATTTATTATTCCCCTAAACAAACCTATAATCGAAGTAAAGAAAAGGCAATCTATGAATGCCCTAAATGTGGACATAAGGAGAGATTTTGATGGGAAGAAGTGCAGGTAATCAAAGAATAAAAAAGAAGTTGATTAAATCTTTACAACAAGTGCAAAACCCTGATGAGTTTCAATTAGATGAGATACTTGATTTCTATAAAAGAGAACATGGTAAGTATTATAAGACAGCAAGAATAGCACGACTTCTAAAGCCATATGCTGACCCTGTTGGAAATAAATCAAGGACTAAACATTGGGTAATAAAAGATAAATGGAGGTATATTTATGAAGAAGAAAATAGTAACAATTGAAGTATCTTATGATACAGAAGAAACTTGGGATATTACTTTACAAGAAGTAAAAGAACTATTTCAAATGATGAACAATCTCAAAAGAAATGCCATTATAATGAAGGTAAGTGATTTATATGATGATGGACAGAACGAATGAGTTATTGGAAGAATTGCTGGCTATGATAGCAAAATCAAATAAGATATTGATGATGGTAAATATCGTGAACATAGCAACCATTATAACAATCGTAACGGTGATAGTATGAGTAAAGAAGTAAAAGAATTAAAAGCAGAAGTAGATAACTTGAAGGCAAAGATTAAAAGATTAGAGAATGAATTAAATCACCTCTATGAAGAGAATATTACATTCGCTGATGTGATTGCCGATATTAAGAAAATCAAACAAGAATTGATGGATTACACTAACGGTAAGATTTACTTTGAAAACGCATGGTGATACTATGAAAGTAGTTTATGGGCATACCGATTCTATCTATGTTCAGATAGATTCAGTAGAAGAAGCACAAGAATCAATCAAAAAGATTGAAGCAAAGGTGCGAGAACATTTTCCTAATGTAATGGGATTAGACAATCATCCTGTTGTTCTTGAGTTTGAAAAGTATTATTCAGCATTAGGTGTTGGAACAACCAAAAACAGAAACGCAGGG